GTCCTTGTCTTTTTCCTTCTTCTCGTGATTTCCATCACCGTCGCCTTCGCCATGGTCATCCGGACCACTTTGAACCGACTTTTCCAATTTGATTGAGCCGGATTCAATCCAACCAGCAATCACCTCTTCTGTAAACCCACTGCCAAGCAATGATTTTACGAGGTCGTCATTTTTTTGTTCATCAGTTAATTGTGCCATACTACTTTAATTTTTCGGATTAAAAATATTACAAAATTTCTTTTTCCTAAAATGAGTCATCAAATGCCCTCTTGGATAATACGGAATTTTGAATCGATGACAATCCGTTTATTCCCTATTACCTGTTCGAACATGACATCACGCTTGAGTTGGCTCTTGAGTAAATCACCAGTAGGAATGAAATCCTGAGATTGAATACCTTTCACGAAATCAATATACGAATTGAAGTTTACAGGAGTAAACGTCAGCGCAATATTATTGATAATTGCCTTCGTGATATGTTTTTCGTTCTTTGGGTCTCGCTCCAAGGCTTTTCCCTCAATAGACATTCCAGGCTTTCTGGTTGAACCGCTTTCGCGCATTTCAATACACTTGTCCCAAAAGGCTCTCGCCTCGGGAGACTCGCTCCATAACTTTCCTTTCACCCAAAATTTGTTATCGACTATTTTCCCGTCAAGCGGTTCACCAATCCAAAACCTACTTTTCAATTCTTTTGCTCGAACTGTTAGGTGGTCAAGATTGAACAAACCATGCTTGAGGAAATAGTCTATAACGAACCCATTGGGCTCCATTGAGTCACCCTGATAATCTTTGCTGTCGTCACTCGCGATACCCTCAAATATCATATTCTCGTAGCGACGGTCATCACCACGAGGATACTCGGCAGCGTCAGACTTCATGAAGTCTATCGGCAACCAGAAGTTAAAATCATTTGGGGTCTGCTTCTTCATACTTCCACTTTATAAATTTGTGACAAAGTTACAAATCATTTTAGAAAGTTACAAATATCGGGTCTCCAACATAATCGGTTCCACGCTCGTTCGCTGCCATAAATTCTTCTTGAGGAGTCCGGACTTTCATGGGTCCAGTCATCAATGAATATTTCATTTCCTCGAGAATACGCATCATGTCGTTGTCGTCCCCTGTAAACACTATCTCAACCTCTGTTAAGCGGTTGGTCGACGGGTCTTCACGGTAACGAGTGTCATGAATAATTAGAGGCTTCACAAATTTGAGATGACCGTTTGTCCCAACTGTTACTTCCTCCGCTCCGCTAATACCTTTCATGATGGTTTCGACACACTTCATCGGGTCTCGTACAGGTACAGAAACTTTTCGTTTGTCCCCATCCATAGATTCCGGTTCAAGCGGTTTCATGGCTTCGATGTCCAAAGCCTTCTTCAGGATTGATGTGAATCCCGGAACGAATGCTTCGGGAGTGATACGTCCTTCTGATAAGGCTTTCATCAGCGGTTTGGTTTCCTCTATCTGATGTGGCTTCATCAGCATGTCAAGAACTATCTCTCCTTGGTCGAAGATAAACGGCTTCAAAGGAATCTGTCCCAAGTCAATGAATTCAGCGAAACAATGTTCCGACGCATCAACTGTTACAGGCTGCAAGCAGTCCACCCAAACTTGGAAATACTTGATATGCGCATCCTCTGTTTTGTGCTCTCCGAGGTACACAATTCCCCTCCCCTCAATTGGGTCAAGATTTGTCTCCTCTTTAAGTTCCCGAAGCGCAGCCGTCTCAAAGTCCTCTCCTGGGTCAACATGACCTCCAGGGATACATACCTTACCAGTAGGAACAAAGTTCTCAACACGATGTAAAACGAGGACTCTACCATCCTTGTCAAAAGCAACCACATCAGCATACTTTGTCGGCTCGCCTGTGATTGACTTCACGATGTCGAAATACACCTGTTTAGACAGTTTGCCACCACGATAAGCCTCTTCAGCCTGTTCGAGAGCGTCAATACCTTTACAGATGTCACCAACGTCGGGGTCGTTACGGTATGCCTCGAGCGATTTCAATATCTTGTTTCTTTCATTCACGGCTGACGAAACTTCCTTCTGGTGCTCTTTTAGGAATCCTCTGTACTTTTCAAATACTTCGGATTTCTTCTCCTCAGGTAAACCATCCACACCGTCAATGACAGACTTCTGAATTGAAAACTTGTCGGACAATTCCTGACCCAAAGTTTCAAGGTTCGCCAACTGACCTTTCAACTTCCGATAGTCCTCAACCTTTTCTTGGGTTGATTGAATTCCTAAAAATTTCTTCAAGTTCATAATTATCATCTTTTAGACTGTATATTCTTTATTTCCAATTGTTATCTTCGCTCGGCTCTTCCGTTCAACCTTTCGCTCATAATTCTTAGGAGGCTCGAACTGATGTGTGTCAGGGTTCCATACATATCCCTTCGGCAAGTAACGCAAGTCGCACCGACAGAACGGGTGAACAGGGTGTATCGTCGCTTTCCAATCTTTTGACTTTACACCATAGTTCGTACCGTTTGCCATGAGTTCCGAAAGCCTGAACACCCGTGGCTGGCTCCCGATACCCCCTGTTAGGTACAGTCGTATGCAATGGCGACAGGCTCCAGGAAAGACATCGAAGTAAACCAACGGGTCGGGGTCTTCTTCCATCATGATTTCGGCTCTTCCGAGATTGTATATATCTTGACTTTCCGTCTCAACGATACGCCCCCAATCCCGCTGCCAGTCATTCATTTGGTTAGCGAGGTTTGAAGTAATCTTCTTGACAGAACGCTTCTCGAACGTGCCTTCGAGCATCTCCTTCCGTAAAGTCGCATCAGCCTTTGCCTGCTCTTGAGCCTGTAAGTAACTGAGTTCCTCTGCGGAAATTGACGCTCGGACATCGTTCTTGATGCGGTCGGCAAATCCTTTGATATGAGTGTAAGTTTTGTTGGCGGCAACCTTGTAGAACGCCATTTCCCTCGCTGTGGGCTCAAATAAGCCCATTTTAGACAGAAACGCAGTAAACTCGGAGTAAGTCATCTGAGCGGTGGCTTTCGTCCCAACAGCAGCCGAAACACGACCAAAAAGAAAGGCTTGATAATGGGAAGGGAATTTAGGAATCAGTTTCACCAAGTCAACCCCTTTCTTCTTCAGGAGCGCAAGGTCTTCAGTTGTTAGGTAGTCTTTCCCCAACACCTGTGCAACCATCTTCACCACTGCGAGGTCGATGTTTGTCAAAATCTTCTTTATTTCATCTTCCGTGAATAACATTATCTTTTCTTCTTTTGTATTTCAACCATAGTTTCAACAACGTCTCCGAACAGTTTAACAGCGTTGAACGCATTCTTTCCTTTACCCTCGTATTCCTTTTGAACCTTTGGATATCTCATCGGGTCGACGTGATGATGAATTCGGGGTGATGCTGGTGCTTTCATTTTCTGATTCCTAATTGTGAGTCAATAAATTCAAGAGCCTTTCCGAGAATAGGGTTCTCCATAGACTTTTCAACCATCATCGCCTGTATAGCCTCTTCTGCTGTTTTAGGTGAGTCGTTCCCTTCTTCGCCATCGACAATTTCGTTCATGCCTTCACCACCCATCATTTTGTTGCTCTGAGCCGACTGATACACCGTGTTAAGGATAGTGTCCTTATTCGGGTCGAACTTTCTACCTGAATACTTTTCAAACATATCCTCGAGCGATACAAAGCCAGCCTCAGACTTCTTCTTATCCAGTTCAACCTGTGCTGCCTCGTCCTCGATTTCAATACCTGTAAACACGAGTTCCAAGCGGTCGTCAATTTCGCTGATGATATACTTATTCAGGATATTCTGATAGAACACTAACAGCGGAGTCAAACCTTTCTGTTTTGAATGGTCAAGACGTTCCTTCTGTCCTTCCTGTCCAAATATACGAGCAGCGTCCTGAAATTGAAAGCCCAACTCCGATGGGTCCATACGGTACACGGCACACGCAATCACCAATAGGAACTTAATCCATTCAGTGAACTCCATGTCTCGGTTCGTCTGCTGTAAATCAATCCACTCAAGGTCGATTCCCTGAATGACGGGTATCTTGTGAGAATTGTACACGGTACTCATCGTCTGTTTCCAGTCCTGGCGAAACTCGTTCAGGGTTCCTTGGTCGACGTTTCCGTTCTTTACATTGATAAAGCCTTTCGGCTGGCTACCTTGTTTGAAGAAGTTACCATTATACTGCATTCCCCACAAAATCCATGTCACGATTTCAATCAGCGTTTCCAACTCCGAACAGCCGTATCCATTGCGCAACACGTTGGTCGTCTTGTTACGAACACCGTATCCCAACTCCCACGGATAGAATACTACATACTCATCTGATACAGGGTGGCGAATAATTTGCCCATCCCATACCATAGCATAGCGAGGCAAATAACCGTGCCAACGGAAGTTTTCAAACATCTGTCTGTATCGTGGGTCGTTCGTGTCTAACTGTCGTATCAGGGCAGCGTCAACGGCACGATACTTCTTGAGGTTCATATTCCTTGCACGAACGAGTTCAAATGTCATCTGGTCAAGCACAAGGGAGTCCCTCAATACTTTACGGGTAAACTCCTGAAAGTTGTCCTCACATTCCCATTTGTCATTCTCTCCACCCTCTTCAAGGAAACGAACTATGTAATCGACAATCTTCTTGTCTTTTGCTGACAGTTCCTTTTCGTCAGAACCCTCCGAGCCTGGACTTCGCTTGTAACGAATTTGGTATCCTGGCTTCTGGTCGTCAACGCTGTACTTCAGAAAGTTCTGAACCTGTTCAATACGTGTGTTGATAATAGCCTTAATGATGAAGATATCGCCCATTCGGTTTAGAGTCCCAAATGCTATACCGTTGTTCGGGTCGCGATACCCCTTACCATTGAAGCCTATCTCCGACGGGTTCCAAAGGATTGATTTAATTTCCGGCTGGGGTGCTCTCCTGCCGTTCTTTTGTTGCTCAGCAATAAACGCTTGTGCCTTCATCACCTCTTCAAAATTCTCTGAGTTTAGGGACTTCTGAAGACGGTTCCTCAACGCTATCGGAGCAGCCTGAGCCATGATTTGGAGTTCCTGAAGAGACAGTCCATCAAGACCGTCTATGGGAGCCACATTATTGGCTCCCACTGAACTCCTGTTTTTTGATGAACGGTTCTTCTTACTTCCCATAATTAAATAGTTCCAGGAGTGACGAATGTTTTGGCTTCATAGGTACGACCACCGTAAATGAAACGGATAGTGAACCAAGTTACCATTTCCGGACGCAAAATACCCAAGTCTTTCACGATTTCGAACATCAGTGAATTGGAAGCCTTTGCGGTCAGCGTTTTCTTGTCTTCGCTCAACGTACCCAAGTCGGCAGAGTTTCCACGGAACTCAAGTTGTCTTTCGTCGGCAAATACCTGTACTTGATACTCTGATGTTTCCTGCTCATCAGCGTCAGCAGCGATTTTCTTGAACTTCGCAACCAACCAAGGCAATGATGCCTTAGAAGCAGCGTAATCGTACTGGTCTGTATATGATTTGGGAACCACAGCGTAATATGTCGCCTCGTTAAAAGCCACACCCAGTTGCAACCCGAAGATTGTACCTACTTCAGCAGGAACGCCACTTGTGAAATCAGCAGACTCATCAATGATAAGTTCATTGCCCTCGTAGCATTCTACCTTACATTCACAGGTCTTAGCAGCATTCAGCATCATCGGGATAGTTACTTCGTCTCCCATCTTGAAATTCAGACCAGCCTGTACCAGACCATGATAATTTTTACCAATAAGTCCGGTCACCATGAAGTTGTTGATAGTTGCTAACCCATCGGTTTCAACCGTAACAGCCTCCGCACCTTTCGAATAAACATATTTCTTCATCTCTTTTATGTTTTAATTCTACATTTATTAAACGATACAAATTTACAAACAAAAACGGCACTAATAAAGCATGATATCCTTATTCTTTCTTTTGGCTCTCTTTACCACGCTTTTCCAGTTCCCCCTTAACTATCATTATAGAGTAAAGCAACTCCGCTCTCTGAGACTTCTTGATGGCTTCAAAGTTCTTATTTAAATCGTTCACAAGTCCTTTCTCCATCTTCTTAAGATTGTCGGTAGGGATATTCTTGATGTTTGACCACTTTTCATCGACCCCCTTTCGAACTTTCTCTGACAGGTATTTCTTCAAATTGACCTTTCCGCTGTTAGGCACGTCCTCAAACTTGACACGGGTGTATGACTCTTTCACCTCTTCTGAAGTTTCTTCTTTCTGACGCTGGTCATACAGTTTGTCTTCAGCCTCGTCTAATTTCTTATACTCAGCCTCATACTCGTCTTTCAACCGTGTTGTTTCCGCATCGTATTTGTTAGTCTTCTCTTTCAAAGTGTTCCACAGTTCTTTACGCTTCTTAGCAGCATCCGGATGGTCGCTTTCGTACAGTTTGTCAATCTCGCTTCGAATTTCATCAGCCTCTTTGTCATACTTTTGACGAGCCTCTTCACGCTTACTGT